AAGGTAAATGACTTCGTTTTCCTTGTCCGCACACGGAGGATTGTTGACAACCACAATGTCAACAGCATACGGGGCACAGGGATCGGTCTGGTCGCTGGTCACCCAATTCGATGCCTGACCGATCTTCTTGAGGGCTTCCTCGAAGCTGACCGGCTCGCCGTCCGTCACGCTACTCTTGAGAGTTTCCCAATAGCAGGAGAACGAGACTTCAACCGGATCTTCGTCACCGTCTCGGACGGTGTAAATTCGGCCCTTGTTCTTCTTGTACTCTCGGGCCTTCTTCTCAGTATAACTGAGATTGCCTTCACCGAGTACAAGTTCGATCTGGTTTGGCAGAAAGGTGATAACAGCGTTATCAACCACAGAGTCTCCCAGAGCGGGAGTGAACGTGATGCTGGTAGTATTACCAGTCGTTTCACTATGAGCCGTCACGACATGTTCAAGATCATCACCAGCAACGGTGAACCTCGTCCACTTCGCGATGATACCAGTGATACCATCAACGACCATAGTTGTGTCGTCAGCAGCGTATCCACCAGAGAGATTGACAGCACCCGTATCGCTGTAACCGTCGCGGAGGAAAATGCTGCAATTCTTGAGGTCAATTACCGCCATGAAACTCTCCTAGATTCTACGCTTCATGTGATAATGGCCTTCAATACTCCCCTGTTTTAGTGGAGTATTTGGGCCAATCTGTCCGAAGGTACTGACCATCAGCTTCTCACCACCGTTGGAGAGAAACTGTAGATATCCCACAACACTTAGATCGTCTTGTGGTTGATCCCCGTAGCGTTTGACGACAATGCACGGTGTGAAGGCAACACCGAACCTGCCTTGCAAGTCTTGGATTCTGTAGGCATAGTCGTCTTCTATGACACCACAGAGCAAGAGATTGATTTCAAACGTACAGTTTTCTTCTGCAGCAGTTCCGCCGGTTTCATACGGGCCGTCTATACGAAGTTCGGCCCAATATTTTCGCGAATTGTCTGCCGGTCTCGGTCCAGTTCCTTCAAAGTGAAGGAAACAATCGCCTTTGTAGCCGTCGAAATGCTTGTTGATCGAAGCATGTACCCAACGGATAAGGTTAGGATCCGTCAAATTCGCCCTCCACTCTATTAGAGTTACCGATAGTCAAGGCGACTTGTCGGTTGGGCTGTTGACCCTGGATCTGCCTCACCTTGAGTATAAGACCACCTTCCTCTTCATTGAACTGAGAAGTCACGATATTATATCGGATATTTTCATACACGATATAGCTTGTCTCAGTTATTGTGAAATCACCCAGATCCTTCTTCGCGATGACAACAACTCGATCTCTAAGTTGGTAGAAGCCACCTTGAGCGAAGTTGCTGTTAGCTCGAATGTATTGGATTGAGTAAGTGAAGTTGGTGTCTTCTTTGTAGCTGAAAATCAAGGCCCTACGTACATAGAGCCTTGATTTCGTTTGCTCTTTTCTACCAGTCTCTGGATTGAAAGTCTCATCTACTAGAGTAAAGACTTCAAGCGGCACGCCATAGTGCCTTTGCATCGTGTAGATTGTGCTACGGAGTTTGTTTCGTAGGGGGTTCATTGTATCTCCGTGCCGTACTTTCGATGCTGACTTTCAAGTCTCTAAATCCGTCGATGAGTTCTTTCCTAGAATCGAGGTTTGACTCTAGTAGAGTTTGGATCTGAGTCTGGAAATGGATTCGGCTTTCAGTCTCTCGTTGGCTTACTTCTGCGATAGACTCTCGATGCTGCGTCGTCAGATCCTTGACAGCCTCTTGAAATGAGTCTGTCATTTCTTTGACGTTTTCAGCTTGCTTGTCCTGCTGCTTCAAAAACAGCATGACAACAGCAATCACAGCAACTGCCGCAGTCGCGTCTGGTAGAAGCTTGAAAAGCTCTACCGGCACAGCCTGAGCGATTAAGAGCACGTCGAAGACCCTCAGTGCGGCGGGCCCGTTAAGACCCGCCGCACTCTTCGAGATTAGTTGAGCATGACAGCACCGAGGTCGGTATCAAGAGTCTTGACACCGAAGAGGCCGTCCATCGTCACCAAGTGACCCTGACGAGTACCATCATAGGTGATGACGACTCGGAGGGACATATTGTTGACGTTGATGACTTCGGCCAGGGCACCCGTACCAGCCTTCGGCTTGGCGAGCGGGCGGCTGACGAGAGTCAACGCATTCCGGTGGAACGCGAAGTTGTAACCGCCGTGCGGCCCGAGGTTCACACGATCGCCGGAGCTGACGGTCGCTTCGAGCGGGCGGTCAAGCCAGATCGAAGTGGTGCTGTCAACGCGGATGATCGCGTACTTCGTGGTGCTCGACCCGAAGGTCACCATCTGGCCAACCTGCGGGGTGTTACCCGAGAAGGCGGTGATGGTGAGGGCCTTCTGGTGCCCGGTGTTGGTGGTGCTATCGTAGGTGTACGTAGCATTCATCGTGGTCGTCGGGTAGAGCGTGACAACTGCGTTGTCAGCGACCGCCCTACGAAGACCAGGAGTGATGACCATAGCGGTCGGAGTCGCACCGCCAGTGGTCGAGACCACCTGCTGCGGGGTGTCGTCACCAGCAATGGTGACAAACGTACCAGCGGTGATCGCGGCCGAGAGGCCGTCAACCGTGATGCTGGTCGTGGTCGCACCATAGCCAGCCGCGTTGTTAATCGCACCCGTGATGAGGGTCGTGGGGCGATTAATGAACGGCATGTTCTGCGACATCGCGAAGCTGAAACCCATCTTCGGCCGGAGGATACCGGACGAGAGGGTCGAGCCACCGTCGCCAGTGCTCTGGGCATCGGTGAACTGCTGCACGTCTAGCAGAGTAGCATCTGCAGCCGTGTTAAGGATCATGTTACGACCAGTGGCCCACGCCTTGTTGTCGTTCATGACCTTACGGGTTTCAAGCAGATACTGCTTGCCGTTGCTGTCGTCCATCGTATTGAGACGACCGCCGTTGTTACCCAGGAACTGGTAAGCCTGAGTGCAAAGGACCGTGTCGAGGAACTCGGCCTCCGAGATCATGGCCGGTTCCATGAACAGCTCGGTCAGAGACTCCATCGAGAGCGATTCCTGACCGTCGCGGATCAGGAAGCTGACGTGGATGTTCTGATTGAGGCGAACCGGGACGTTGTTGAGGACCGCGTTCTGCACGGTCACATCATCTTCAAACGTCTTACGGATCGTGGTGAACTCGGCGGGCTGACGGGTATTAACCGTGTCACCAGCCTCCTGCACGTAGGCCGAGAAGTCCTGGTGGACCCTCGGAGCCATCGTCAGGTTATCAATCAGGATCGCGATGGATTCGCGGGCCCAATGCTTCACATTAAGAGCTTCGACATCGTTCGCACGGCTCAGCAGGTAGCCGTTCTTAACGCCACGATCCGAGTAGTTCTTGGTGAAGGTGCTACCACGCTTGGTGATGATCTGCATAGCTTACTTTCCTGCCTTCTTCTTTTTACGCCAGGCGAGATACTCGTCGCCTGTCATTTCGCTGGGATCTTTTTCACCAGGCTTGCGGCTAGTAGATGTGAAGCCGCCGAGCCCGCCACTTGTTCCCGAGTCAAACAGATTCGCGTGGGATTCCGACTCGAACATCCGATCAATCGCCTCGGTAACGGAGAGATCGAGAGTGATGGGTTGGCCATCTTTGTCCTTGTCGTTCCACTTCACCCGAGTATCGAAGCTCCCGGTCGGCTTCTTATCTTCGCCGAGTACTTCCCGGAAGGAAGTCTGCGGCTTGAGGATCGCGAGAACCTGCTCAGGGTTACGAGCCTTCTTATTCGTAGCCGCGAGCTTGATCTCGGTATCCAACCGATAAGTGGTATAGTTATTCTTCCAAAAATCAGCTTCCTGACTCTTGGCAGACAACTTCGTTTCGTAATCGCGAGTCAGCTTCGTCCGCTTCTCTTCGGCGATTTGTTCCTTGGTCTTTCCTTCATTCTCCAATTCACTGATTCGGCCTTGGAGGAAATCCAGGTTCTCTTTAGTAAGTCCCTCTTCCTTCAAACGGTTAAACCGCTGGAGGAGCTGTTCGTTGTCCTTCTTCGCCTTGTCTTTGTCAGCCTTGATGAAGGCGTTCACCTGTTCTTGGGTGAACATCTTCGGGGTTTCAGTGTTAGTATTGGTGTCACCGCCGCCCCCGTCGCCCTCACCTTCACCGAAAACGTTGATCTTCGGGAGGTGAAAGCCACGGTAAATCTTCGAGAGTCGCATCAGAAAATGCCTCAAACCCTACAAAGTTCAAGTTCCTGTCCGTCGGCCAGCCACGGCTTGAGACATTCCCATGCCTCAACAGTTGGAATACCGTGTCTGATGTAATCCCGACGGGTAGACGGATCGTAGGTAGTCCGGCTACCATCGAAAGAGTGAGTGACTACGGACAGGTTTCGATTCTCGATTTCCATATCCACTCCATCTAGTAGAGCGTAGGCAATCAAGCAACAAGCCCGCAGCACTTCCTCTGGAACTTCGGTCTGAAAGTCTCGGGGAAACTCAGTGACTTGATCTTCACCAAGTCGGTCTCCCTGATACTGCAATCGGTCAATTCGCGTGGTCGCTTCCTTGAGGGCTTTCGTCCTTTCGGCGACACTGGCGTTATCCCAAGCGTATGTGTTGAGTCGCTGATCGAAGAAAATTCTAGCAGATTCTTCGTCAACGTATGGTGTGATTTCAACCATACAACTTCACCCCTTGGAAAGATAACGTGATAGTGACCTTTTCTTGAGCGTCACCCTTTCGGAGAGCTTCGTACGTGAACTGAGGCTGATCTGTTATGATGTTGCCTTTCCAGGCTTCACCACGCCAGTTTGTCAGAGTGATTTCTTTTGAACCGTTGGCGATCACCCAATCCCTTAGTTCGAGGGCCTTGAGTAGATCCATCCAGAAGGTGTAAGTAAAGCGTTGCTGCCCAGTGGTCTTCTTGTAGGCTTGAGCCTTACCACTGATCGAACGCTTGATTACAACTTCTGCTGCATCTCCTAGAGTATTCTGCAATTGCGGCACTGGAAGCAAAATGGTCGATGACC